TTTAGTAGGAGTAATAGGTGGATGGGTAGCCAGAGATTATATGTTGAACTATCAGGAAAGTTCACAGGTTCATCCTGAGATGTTTGACCAAAACGGAAACCTAGTTCCAGATGAAATTGTAGCATTTAGATTTGAAAACAATTATGACAACGACGAAGAAGACGACGAAAACTAAAGCAGTTAAGACTGTTAAAGCTAGATCGTCAACATCAATACCTTCATTACCAAATAATCCATTTGTATTTGAGGTTCTTGATGCTGCTTCTAAACAAAGAAGCAAAGCAAAAAAAGTGGAGGTGCTTCAAAGATATAAGCACCCATCTTTAGTAACATTATTTGTATGGAATTTTGATCAAAGCATTGTTTCAATGCTTCCAGAAGGTCCTGTACCATATGGAACTAATAGAGATGACCAAAATGCTACAGGAACTTTATCGAGTAGAATCGATGATGCTGTAAGCAAAATGGCAGAGATGGGTTCAACATCTTTAGGATCACAAGATCAAGGGCAAGCATCTATTCGTGCAGAATATAAAAAGTTTTATAATTTCTGTAAAGGTGGTAATCCTACTTTAAGTAATCTTCGTAGAGAGACTATGTTCATTAACATTCTTGAGGGTTTACATCCATTAGAAGCGGAATTACTTATTTTAGTGAAAGATAAAAATCTTGAAACAAAATATAAAATAAGTAAAGAAGTTGTATCAACTGCTTATCCTGAGATAGTATGGGGGGACAGATCATGACTAAACCTCTAGGTCAGTTATCACAAGATGAAAAAGCGGATAAGAAAGAATCAAAAGTTATTTGGAGTAAGAAAGAGAAGGAAGAGAGTAAAGAAAAATATGGTTGTGAGATTTTAATTGAAAATGGGTCACTGAATGACGTAATGACCACTGAGGCACCATCAGATGCTTGGGTAGTTACATATGAAGTTGAAGGTGAATCTCACCGTGATTTAGCAAGAGGAAGTAGAGTTAAATTGTTTGATATGTATTACGATAAGTTTAAGATGGGTATAAAGATCATTGACTATGGTAAGGGCACTATCAAACCAAACCTGTGGGGTTATCAGAATACACAAGGACCCAAAAAGAAAAAGCGGAAGTAGTTACAAAAATACGGGGAAAAAAATCCCGCCAAAATTTTGACCTGTAGGGATTTTTGTAAAAATTAAAACCAATATTTAGATTAAAAACAATTTAATTTTAGGTTAAATCTAAAAATATTATGAAATTGTAACACAAATTACAAAACTGCTTGACTATATAGTGTGCGTATGCTAACATACGTTTACGTTCATCCAAATGATAGAACTCACACTACTGGCAACACTCCTTACTGAACATAATGCTTCCCATTGGGAAATGTCTTGTTCGGATTGGAACCGAAACAGAATTGAGATACTTAGCGATAAGAATCTTAACTCTGATGCTCACGAGTATCTTATAGATTACTTGAGAACTAAAGTGTCAGACGACTGTGATGTTTTCATCATCGGACGCAAGTAAGCCGACTCGGAACGGGTTCGTTCATCCTTATGTACCAAATTCTTCTCAGTCTAATAGCGATAGGAGCACCACTTGATTGTGATCATGCTGCTGAACTATTAGAAATAGCAAGTAACAATCCTAGTAAATCTGAGCGATTAGAAATAACAAGGGTTGTGGTAGCACATACTAATCCTATGTGTTTTAAGGACGCAAAAGCCGACTGAAGGAACGGATTTAAAACATCCAACTACTTTAGGAGAAACCAAATGGCACAAGTCACATACCGTGGTGTTGCTTATGACACCAATGACAAAAAAAAGTCTGTTAAGTCAACATCACAACTAACTTACAGAGGAATAAAGCACAAAAACGAAGCAGTTAGTGCTTAATTACAAGGGGGTTGCTAACCCCCTTTTTTTATGCTATAATTATTGGAAATCATAGTTATATGGACAGAGAACAACTTAAATTGAGACTCAGGCAATTAGAATTAGCAGTCGATGCACTCAAAGCAGAGATATATTCTGATGTTGATGCTTATAAGAACTCACCTGCCTTTAAGAGCACAACTGATTATGATGAACTTCATGATGATGACGATGGCTACCCAGATTAGTAGAGCAAAGAGAATCGTAAGAATGCTTGAAAGAGTACTCAAAAAAGATCATCTTTATAATGAAGAAGAATTGAAATTAATTCGAGAACAACTTAAAGTTGCCAGAAATGAATTGGCAAGAATACAAGAACAAACATCTAAAGGATTTGGTTAATGGAAGTAAAACTTATAAGTGTGTCACCTGACGCTGAGAAGCATATGGCATATTGTGCTCGTGTGAGCAATCCAAATAATCAGGAAAATGAAAAATATGCAGGTCTTTTAAGATATTGTATCAAACATCAGCACTGGTCAATATTTGAGCAAGCATTTATGACTCTTGAAATTAACACTACAAGAGGTCTAGCAGCACAAATTCTACGACATCGTTCCTTCACATATCAAGAATTTTCACAAAGATATGCTGATAGTAGTTTGTTAGGAGATATACCACTTCCACAATTACGTAAACAAGATGAAAAGAATCGACAAAATTCTACTGATGACCTTGATCCTATATTAATTCAAGAATTGGAAGTAAAAATGATAAATTACTTCAGAGATGGAATGAAATTATATAAGGAGATGCTTGATGCAAAAGTAGCAAAAGAATGTGCTAGATTTGTGTTACCATTAGCGACATCAACTCGTCTGTATATGTCTGGTAGTGTTCGTTCTTGGATCCATTATATTGAACTTCGTTCTGGACACGGAACACAGAAAGAGCATATGGATATTGCAAATGCTTGCAAACAAATCTTCACCGAACAATTCCCAACTGTAGCGGAAGCTATGGAGTGGGTCTAAATACCTTTACATAACTTTATATTGATATGGCAACTTATCCTGTAGTAAATACTAAAACTGGTGAACAGAAAGAAGTATCTATGAGTGTCCACGATTGGGATAAATGGAAAGAAGAAAATCCTGATTGGTCTCGTGATTACTCTGATCCAGAGACAATGCCTGGTGTGGGTGAAGTTGGAGAGTGGAAAGATAAATTGAGAAAGAAAGCACCTGGTTGGAATGATATACTTAAAAAAGTAAAGAAATCAGCACCAAGGAACCCTACTTTAAATTCACTTTAATTAAATGCCTAGAAAAAAGAAATCCAATGGTGATCAACCAATTGGAATTGGTTATACATCTAAACAAATGAAGAGAAAGAAACCAATAAGTAATACATATCTAATTGATATTGAACCAATAACTGACAATCAGAAAAAGTTATTTGATTCGTACTCTGCTGGAAAACAATTAGTCGCATACGGAACTGCGGGAACGGGAAAAACATTTATTTCATTATATAATGCACTTGCTGATATACTCGACGAATCTACACCATATGAAAAAATATATCTTGTACGTTCTTTAGTGTCAACTCGTGAGATTGGATTTTTACCAGGTGATCACGAGGATAAAGCGGACATTTATCAAATACCATACAAAAATATGGTTAAATATATGTTCCAAATGCCTTCTGACGCTGATTTTGAGATGCTATATGGGAATCTTAAGGCACAAGACAGCATAAAATTCTGGAGCACATCATTTATTCGTGGAACTACACTTGATAATGCAATTATCATTGTTGATGAATTTCAGAATTTAAATTTCCACGAACTAGACTCAATTATCACTCGTGTTGGTGAAAATAGTAAAATTATGTTCTGTGGAGATGCAAGTCAAACTGATTTAGTCAAAACAAATGACAGGAATGGCATACACGATTTTCTCAACATATTGCGAAAAATGCCATCTTTTGATATAATAGAGTTTGGGATTGATGATATAGTTCGCTCTGGACTTGTCAAAGAATATATTATTTCAAAACAAGAAGTTGGTCTTTAATGTTTAATCATGTAGATATTGATCTTCCTAAGTTATCAAGGGAAACTATTGATGGTGTACGTTATTATAATGTACCTGACGAAGATGAATTAATTAAATTAGTTTCAATCACATCTATTACCAGTCACTTCAATAAACAGATTTTTCTGGATTGGAGAAAAAGAGTTGGTAATGAGGTAGCAGACAAAATTACAAAGGCTGCAACTACCCGTGGAACTAATTTTCACACCCTTACAGAACATCATCTATATAATGATGAGGAGTTACCAAAAGTTCCTCCAATTTCAGATTTTCTGTTTAAGGTCGCCAAGGGGAAAATTAATAACATAAATAATATTTACGCTTTAGAGGGTGCTCTCTATAGTAAACAACTTGGCATTGCTGGAACTGTTGATTGCATTGCAGAATACAACAAAGAACTGGCGATAATCGACTTTAAGACTTCTAAAAAACCAAAACCAAGAGACTGGATTGAACATTATTTTGTCCAGTGTATGGCATACGGTTGTATGTTATATGAATTAACGGGTATATCTGTTAAAAAATTAGTAATTATCATGTCCTGTGAAAATGGAGAATGCGTCGTCTATGAAGAGTACAACAAAGCAAAGTACATCAAACTCCTCGGAGAATACATTAACAAATTTGTTCAAGATAAACTGGAACTCTATGGAACCTAGTAAAGAATTAGAACAGGCAATCGAGAACAAATTCTTGACACCATCTAAATTTGCAATCGAAATCGAAAAGATTGTTGCAGCAGAAGAAGACTTCAATTATATTGATGCAATCTGTTACTATTGCGAAACTAACAATATTGAGGTAGAATCAGTATCAAAGTTAATCTCAAAACCACTGAAGGAAAGATTAAAGTGGGATGCAACGAGACTTAACTTCATGAAACCTACATCAAGAGCAAAATTACCTTTATAATGCCTACACATAAAGAATTGATGCATCATCGTTTACAAGCGATGTTACGTGAACACACATTTAAAGATTTGGAATATATTGGTGTGCGTCCTGATAGTATCGGTGTAGATCAACACTGGTATCTTATTGCAGGTGTTGAAGTGCCTGTAGATGCAATTGAAGAACTTGGTAATATGGAAGAAGTTGATGAAAGTGACACCATTTGAAACGTATCAGTCATATCTATCAATGAAAAATCATTTTACGAATCGTAAGTATGATTTCTTTAGATATGGTGGAAAATCCAGTGCAACTGTTACCTCTTTTAATAAAAGGAAAGACAAGTATTGGTTTGAAAAAACATCACGAAAGTACTCTGATGATGAAATAGTCAATTTTTTACTTGCAAACTTTGTTACCACAGATAATCCAAAAAATTTATGGATTGGTGAAATTATCAACTCTGGTGAAAGAACTTACTCTGATTGGATGAGAAGACAGCAAAGTATTTCGTATATTTTTAAAGAACAATCGAGTGAATTACTTGAAGACCAGAATTTAGAAAAAATATTAGAATGTAAGAAAGGACATCCTATTATATTGAAGAGACTTTTAGGTGGAGATATATCTTTAGAGACGTTTGTTATATTTGATATCATATTTCAATTCTCTGAGAGGTTTGATAAAAAATTGAAAGACCCTGTATGGGAAACCGTCAGTCTTAAAATTAAGAAATATAAACCTTTCCTAAATATAAATGTGTTCCAATTTAAAAAAATCTTAAGGGAAATTATTAATGAGTGAATTTTTTGATTCTGATATAGTCAAAGAAGGACTAGAAGATATCCATGCTTTACAGGCAGAGATATATGGAAATGCCTTCAAATTTGGCACTATGAGTCGTGAAGACAAACTTGAACATATTGAAAAACTTACTGAATTATTAGAAAAGCAAAGACTAATGTACACACGCATTAGTTTATCAAAAGATCCAGAAGCAATCGTGTTAAAGGAACACTTAGAGCAATCAGTACAACTTCTTGGTTTTCCAGAAGGAACTGATATGTCATTATTATTTTCTGGAATGTCAACTACTATTGACAATTTGAAAACACAGCTTGACTCTTAAGAAATAATCTGTTATAATCCAACTATCCAACGTATCCAATTTATCCGAGGTATCCAAATGTCTTTTAAAGACCTAAAAAAACAGTCTAAACTTGGCTCACTTACTGCAAAGTTAGTAAAAGAAGTCGAGAAGATGAACAACACAGGCGGTAACACTGATGACCGCATATGGAAATTAGATGTAGATAAAGGTGGTAACGGCTATGCTGTTATTCGTTTCTTACCTGCACCAGAAAACGAAGACCTACCTTTCGTTAAACTATATTCTCACGCATTCCAAGGACCTGGTGGATGGTACATAGAGAACTCTCTTACCACACTAGGACAGAAAGACCCTGTTTCTGAGTATAATTCATTACTCTGGAATAATGGAACTGATCTTGGAAAAGAAACTGCAAGAAAGCAGAAACGCAAATTGACATACATTTCTAATGTCTATGTTGTAAAAGACCCTGCAAATCCTGAGAATGAAGGTAAAGTATTCTTATTTAAATATGGTAAGAAAATCTTTGACAAACTAACTGCAGCAATGCAACCTGAGTTTGAGGATGAGGAAGCAATCGATCCATTCGATTTCTGGCAAGGTGCTAACTTTAAGTTAAAAGCGAAAAATGTAGCAGGTTACAGAAACTATGATAGTTCTGAGTTTGCTGCTGTAAGTCCACTACTTAATGATGATGATGCTCTTGAGTCATTGTGGAAGAAGCAATTCTCTCTCGCTGAATTAGTTGCAGGAGACCAGTTCAAGACTTATGAAGAGTTGAAGACTCGTCTAGATTCTGTTCTTGGTAACAAGAAAACAGCAACTCCAGAGTATGAAGTCGCTGATGAAGATGATGGTCGTGGTGCTGCAGAAGAGTTAGTAACTGCTGCTGTATCAACAACACCATCCTCAGTAAATGAAGATGATGACGATGCACTATCATACTTTGCAAAACTTGCAGAAGAATAATAATTATTATTCAGTTTAGTAAGAAGAGGTCGAAAGACCTCTTTTTTTATGTGCTCTGTTCTACTATTCCTGAAGTGCTTTCATTGAAGAATGTATATTGTTCGTTAGTCATAGTTCCAGTAATTACTAAATTTGGGGTATTTTTTCCAACAAATTTACTTGAATTCAATATATATTCTACAGATTCTATGCTTCCTGTAATTTTAGAAACTTCACTTATATCTATTTCACTATAGGTATTTTCTAATGTTGTCAATGAATCAGCAGTTACGTTAGAAGAAGTTATTGAGGTATTCATAATTTTCTTATTTTAATTATATAGTTAAGATGTTAAATTAGTTAAATCTGTTCTCGCTAATGAACTAGTAATGTAATTAGAACATTTTGTATACCTAACTACATCTTTCAAATCATTGATAAAGGTAAGTAGATATCCAGTTCTTAGTAAATCAATATTTCTCTTTTTTTCGTTTTCTTCTATTTCATATTCAAAATTAGTTACAGGTCTTGCGATGTTATCAGTTGCAACAGTATATTCATTTTTATCGTCTAATTGTGTATTACCTGCTTGTGAAATAAGCGTAAAACGGTTTATTGGAAAACGTAAAGAACTACCATCCATTTTAAAATCTGCGTCAACGATTAGATTTGGTGGTAATATTTGACGACCTTGACTATCTTTTATTTCATATGTTTCATAATGATGAACTTCATTCATTTTTGCCTCTGTGCCATATTTGTTTAATGTATGATCGTATATTTGATAATCTTGAAGTGGCCACTCGTCAGTAATATTTGTTATACCTGCAGTTAATATTACAACAAAATCATATCGTGAACTACCATATACATCTTCTGCAATTGTATCAGGTCTTTCACCATCTTCTATAACGTACTTATTAAATAATGACACATTTTCTTTTAAGTAATCGTATAATTTAGATCTACGAAATATATTTTTAATTTCAATTAAATCACCAGTCGAACTTTTATCTGGTAATGGTGATTGATATAAAATGTTTGGTAAATATTTGAAATATGCCATTAGTAACCAACTCCATTAGTATCATTTTCATAGAATTCTTCGTAATCCTCATGGTAAATTGGATTGAGTTCTTTAAATGTAAGACTCATTTGAATACTTACTGGTGTTCCATCCGCATATGATGCAAAAGTACCTGCGTTAGTATAATTTACAGACATTCCAGTTAAAGCACAATGTTTGAAGCTGTTCAAGAAAGGATGGTCTGCTCCATTATGTAAATATCTTATTTGAAATACATCTGGTGATTTCAAAAATATTCCTCCTTGCCCACCTACAGGAGAACCATCATCATTTCTTCCTTTTTTAGCAGCCATTGAACTTTTGAAAGCACGAATTATATGTTTTACCATCATTGATTCATCATAATTTCTTGGTGAAAAAACCACATTCATTGGAAATGAACGTAAATTAACACTATTGAATAATAATTCAAGATTATTATTCAAAACTTGACCAGTCGCTCTACTAATCGCACTGTTAACGCTTATGTTATTACCTTGAGGGTCAATTGCTTTCCCTGCAATACCAGCTCCCACTGCTTTTTTAAGGTCAGCTGATAAATCCATACCTTCAGTAGCAGCAGTTGTTAAAAGTGTTTTTAAATCTTCAAAGCTTTGACCAGGTTTTTCTACAAAATTAGCTGCTGCTTGTAATCCTGCTAATTGGAATACGTTTAATGTATCATCACCCCAAGTTACAGTATTAGTATCATTGACATCTTGTGGTATTGGCAACTCAACATAGTAATGATGTTTCATTCCTGAAGTTGATATTTGATCAGAGGAACCTTTATTTTCAAATTTTAGATTAGTTGGTGCCATTTCTATATTACCTTCTTTATCTCTCATCGCATCTCCAATTTCATATTTACGACCTTTATAAACACCTTTCTTATCTGCAACTTTAGGTGTGAATCCAGTGCTAAATGATGTGGTTTGTGGGAGATATTCAAAACATTTTATCAACAATCTCGTACCATTAGCTTCATCGGGAGTTATTGCAACAGGATAACTCATCGCTTTTGGGTGGGGTAAATGTCTCGCTTTTGTTTTTTTACCACCACCTAAATTAGTCTCTTTATCCTTTTTGTCATTTTGTTGTTTATCTGTTTTTAACGTGCCCTTAACTTTAACGACTTGACCATATTGATTTCTGACTCCACCGCCCCTCCATCTTCTTCTATCATTAAAATTCCCAGTTCTTGATGTCATCGACCTTTTTTTTTAACTATTTAGTCTGATCCTGCCAAATGGAATTGTTCGTAAGTCTCTGAGTTCCATTTCGTCAACTTTATATAAACCTCCAACTACTTCTGGAAAAGTATATTGTCTTACTTGACCCCAGTGAAAATTGATTCCACGAAAACCCCATTGAAAAACATCTGTTACTGCGACAAGGGGGTGTGCATCATATCTTATATTAGGAGTTTTTGGTTGATATACAAAAACATAGTAATTACCTTCTTCTGGAACATTACTTCCCTCAGTTAATACTTCTAATATATCTTGTGCTAAATCATCAGGATTTTCATTTCCAATAAGTTTTTTCATTATAGGGTCGATACGACTCATATTCCTAACTCCTTCTCAGTAACTACTTTAAACTCCCACTGACGATCAGCACAGAACTCCCGTGCCATTTTCCATTTTGCTTGGTTTTTTGCATATTCATATGCTTCACGAATATATCCTTTTGTTTGTCTTTTTGGTTTCACAGGTGGTTTTGTTTGTTTTGCTGGTTTCACTTCTATTACATATCTTTTTACTTTTCCACCTCTTTCTTTAACTTTCATATAAAAATCAGGGAAGTATCTGTGAACTCGATTATCAATAGGGGAACGATATGGAATAGAAATTTCTTCACTTGCCCACTCTAATATACTCTCATTTTTATCACAAT